ATGGGCAACGCCCACCAGAGCGTAATGGCGGTATAGTATCCCGAAGCTCACTAACTACCTTGAAAGTAAAATATTCAAGGTAGTTTTTTATTTTAGAAAAATCCTTTTACTAGTTTTCTGTATTTACCTAAATTAATGTCTTTATATGATAACTCCAATATGTTATCATATTTGTTTATTAGTATCAAATCACCAATTTTTCTTTCATTCCTTTTTAAATACTCAATAGATTGAACAAATAAATCAGTATTTCCATTTTCTAATTTTAACACAATGGTTCCTGTCTGCTCAAATCCTTCATATAATTCTTTTTGTAGGGTGTTTATCTTTTTTGATTTTAGATACTTAAAATCGGCTATGGTTAGTTTTTCTTTGAACTCCACAATAGCATCAGCACTGCTAATCTTATCATACTCAGGTAATAGAGCTACTGATTTGCCTTTCTCGTTAAGTGCTTTTGCCATTGCTAAGGTGTTATTTAGACTTTCTCCTTTACCTCTATGTAGGTCAAAGATAACAGTCTTAGCCCCGTTTGTTTCGTTCTGAAAGACGAGTTTCGCCCTGTTATCGTCTATGATCTCCTGTAATAGTTTTTGCTTATCGGCATTGTGTTTTATCTTCTTCAAACGCTCAATAATTATAGGTGAAAAAGGTTCAAAGGCTACATAAGTACTTTTTTGGAAAGGCTTTGATACTTCTAATAACTTCTGTAATATATCCTTATCATTTCTGTTAGCCTCAATAAAATATGGCTTTGTTTTCCAATTCTTGAACCTATCTTTGTTATCAGTTACCCACTGCTTATAATTACTTGGCACATCACCTATGTAATTAGTTGAGCTTTCAGGAGGTAGTGTTTCATCGGCTTTGAGTTCTTTGATAAGTTCTTCATCAGTCTTAAGAATAGTAACAATATGACACTTACAGCCTACGTGCCAGCCGTGAAAGTGAAAGGATTTCGGATATTTACCTTTCAGTTCATCGCACATGTCATATACTTTGTGCTGTGGAGATAGGCGTACTTCAAATCCTACAATATCAGGGTTTTGTTGGATACGTAACCAATCAGCGGACTTATAGGCTACATTAATCTCGTTACTTGCAAGGCGCAAAGCGTTTTTATAGGCACTTCTATATACTCCTTGCTCAGGGTGATAGTTTTGGGCGTTTTTACTCAGTACAAGATTGCCATATTTGTCCCTTACCCTGCGAAATAGCGCAGTAGGGTTATTCAAAAGGTTGCGTACCTCACGGCTTAGTTGGACAGCGCTTTTGCCCTCCTCCAAGGAAACAGATAAGGCGAGTTCTAATTCTGTTTGTGCTTTTTTAGCGATGTCCCATACACGATTGGAGACCGTGAAATCTTTAATCTTACGTTTCTTAAAGGTCTCAAGGGCTTCTAAGTTCTGATACTTGGTTAGTCCTTCTCTTAGTAGTTTATCCTGTTTGAGGTTCGCAAAAGCCCATTCTTTGGTGATACCTTGCTTTATGATTTGGTCTAATTGGTTGCTGAATTTTTCTAACTCCTTATCAAAGGCTTTTCCTTTTTTGGTAGCGGCAAAGGCAAATAAAGATTTTGTAACAAACTCTTTGAAGTCAGTTTTAAGTGCCAATGACACAGAAAAACCTACCCACTGATAGAATAAGCGTTCTATCTGTTGTAGGTAAGCGAGTAGGTGCTTTCTATGTTCGTTATCGTAATTCATTAGATACTTGCTTCATTGAGGTTGCTATTTTCCTCGTCTTTGATTTGCTTTAATTGGGCTTCAGGGTCTGTAATACCAAAGCGTTGCATAGCTTCTCGTTGTGATAATAAAGGTTTTCCTCCGTTGGCTTCCATAAGGGTACGTATCATCTCGGTATCATCGTCAATATCAAATGGGGTGATAATAGGGGTGATGTCTATGGTTTTGAGTTCTTTCTCAAAGGGGATATACATCTTAGAGAGGAAAGCCAAAATGATATTGATACGCCTTTGTAATGCTGGAATAAATATAGCTTCATTATCTTTTACCTTGAGATGAGCGGGTAGCCATGCGAGTTTACGCCCTACGCCTGAGAGCATATTCCCTTTGCCTGCATAGAACTCATCGGATAGGTCAGGAGTATCCGTGAACTCGTGTATATCACGCCTATTCATACTCATTTCACGGTCAAAATTTTCATTAGCATTAGGAGGTACTACGAATTGGACATTACCCCCGTCTTTTACCTCGAATACTTTACCGCCAGTGTTGTTGGTAGCTGTTTTACCCTCAACACGCCCTGCTATCATGAGGATAGGTTCTCCGAATTTTTTGTTGCTTTCTGAAAAATTGCTTCGCTGTTCTTCGGCAATTTCAATGAGGTGTTGTACGGTGTTCCATTCAGTCTCATCTTGCTGGTATAGTACTATGGGTATTTTCCCTATGATGTTAGGTTTTACTTCGGTAGTGGTTACCCCGTTTTCAGTAGTGAAAGTGTATATAAATTCAGCGGTGAAGGCTTGGAATACAATTTTGCCCTCTTTGGTGGTACTTTCAACGGCAAAAGATATAAGGTTGTTATTATCGTCAAAGCGTGGATATAGCTTGTATTTTTCAGGTGATAGTACCTTGTGTCGCAATAGAAATTTAGAAGGTACACCGTATTGCTCGTTTTCCTTCTCTTCTGGATACCACAACTCAGCTACTTGAGTGTAACGCTTTACCTCTGTACATATTTTGCTGTCTGAAAAACTCATTTTGTTTAACTTTATAACTGACTGAAAGGCAGCAAAAAGAGGGCTATCCTCTGCGGTATATTTGTAAGGGATAGCTGTTTGAAACATAGTAGCGATTCTAACGATACGCTTTTGGTAGGGTAGGGCTACACGATTAAGGGAACGAATACGTTTTTCAAATCGTGGTTTGTTCTGACTATCTAAAAGAGGATTACCCGCTTCGTCAGTGAGTGGTATCATTATTTCAGGGTCAGGGTAGCGGTGCTTATTTATGAGTATTTCGTGCTTTTTTACATCATACTGACGCTGATAAGTAGAAATATCTATTAATGTTACTCCTTGTTTGAATTCTTCTTGTGTCATTCTCTGTTTGTCCATAGTATAAGTTATTATAAAATAATTGCATGCAGGTGCTACCTGCTAAATCATTGAGGCGAGTTGATATAGGTTATTATTAGTACCACTTAATAGTCTCATAGTGATATAACGAATAGCATCTATTGAGTGGTTGTGGTTATCTATTGGTATGCCTGCTTTCTTGTCATTCCAAGCGTAATTTTTTAGCTCCTTCATCACGTTGAAGCTCTCAGGGGTTACTACTAACTTATAATTGAGCATAGTGGTAATACCTGCTGATACGCTGCCTGCTCCTTTCTCGCAAGGCTCTATATTTAGCCCTTTGTCTCTTAGGTCTGCAATAAGTCGAGGCTCGGCACTATCAGCAACAATAAGGTCGTCAGGGTGGTCTATCAAAGTGCTATTGAGCTGGTAAAGCCCGTCAGAGGATAATTGCTTGTTGTTATAATACTTTTCATCAATGTAAATGATTTTGCTGCGATTATCCACGGCTACTTTGATGAGTGTATCAGGGTCAATAGAAAAGCCGTAATCTTGTCCATACCCATAAGGGAGTGAAGTGTCAAATGCTCCAGTCTCCCAGTTGGTGAATATTACCCCTTCAGATACATCAGCCCAGCGACCTATGATTTTTTGTGCATATTCACTTTTGTTAAACAAGGCTTGAGAGAAATTGCCGAGTTCATCAGTTGCTTGTGCGATGCTATCCTCTTTAAGGCGCTTGATTTGTTGTAAGAAAATATCGTTTAGGTATTCGATATTATCTAAGTAGGTAGTATGAATATGCAACACATCAGGATGAGTGGATATTTGCACTTCTACTCCGTCAATATTTACTATTTTATGCGTTTTTTCAATGTACTTTTTATAGATGAAATGCTCAGCATTAGAAGGGTTCATAATGAGGATAACCCTCAATTGCATGTCTTTTTGACGAATAGAGTACAAGAGCTTTTTGTAAGATTCCTCGTCTACCCATTCCTCCATCTCATCACCTACGAAAGTAGTAATACCATGTAATGATTTGAGGTTAGCGGTTTGGTTTCCTGATGATGTCTTAATCCCTTTGAATAGAATCTCAGAACCTGAAAAGGTGTTTTTGATAGCCGTTTTCGTTACACTGAAATAGGCTTGTGTCCCCTCTGCTTGTATCTTTTCTTCAAACTCAGGAATAATAGAGTTATGAGCTGATACCATAGTGTAACGGCTAAAAAGGATTTTATGCCCTGCTTCAAAAGATAATCGTTCAAGGAAGGTAGAGGCGTTGTACGATTTACCAGAGCCTCGCCCTCCAGTGATTATAATGATAAACTTATCCTTATTTAAGTACAAAGGATCATATACAGGTTGGGTCTTAATCATTGTTGTTGTTGTTCTTGAGCCATTGGGCAATGTCTATGCTGCCTTGTACAGAGACTTCCTCTTTGATGCCATCGTCTGTTTTGAAAGTCTGCATAATAGTAGGAATAAGAGACAATCTATTAGCCATGGGTACTTTCACCTTTTTGAATTTGCCGTCAATGATGTTTCCGTCTTCATCTGTCTCAGGCTCTTGCATTACTCCGTATATAAGTGCATTGACACTCATATTGGCAACAGTCTGAAAAGTGCGGGAACGATAGGCTTTTTGTATTTCATACAATTCAGGGTTTTGGCGTATTCTTCTGTAAATGTAGGAATAGTCAGCTCCTAACATTTCAGCGGCTTTTACGGGTTGCCCTGATGTTTCGATGAGTGCTTTTTTTATCATTTCATCGGTTATTTCTTGCTTTCTACCTACTTTCTTTTTCATATTGTTAATATTGTTATATTTCTAACTGTTTTCTATGATTTGTTGAACGATTTCACCTTTGATATACTTATCATCGGGGCGTACAGAATAGATTATTTTTGCTTCCTCTATTTTGTTTTTCAGCACTTCCATAAAATAGAGCTTACTTTCGTAATCGTAAAACGAAAGGGTTATATATGGATCTCCCGTTACCTCCTCACTTAGGTTGTCTTTGGTAGCTTGTTTAGCCTGCTTGACCGCTTCCTTGCGTGCGAGGCGTTCTTCATCTGTGATTTGCTCAAGGTTACGAAAGTCATCTTTTACAGCTTGGTTATAGTCTGCTACATCAAAGACAGGAACATCGGCAATGAGTACGTTTATATCTGCTTCGTCAAGCCCTGCAAGGTCATAGTCTATTTCAGGGATTAATGCAGCTAATAGATCATTGTCAAACTCTCCTTGTGCAGTGGTAGAGTTGAAGAATATATTTTGCTCTTTCTCCTCCTTGTCTGATAGTTGTAGGACTTCCACACGTATAGGATAGTCGTTTTCGTGAGTATCTGGATTGTACTTTTCTATTTCGTCTATAATAGAAAGTCGTTGGTGTCCTGATACGAGGTTACCAGTGGTTTCGTTCCATACAATCCCTCCTGCTAATCCGATACGTTTAAGATTGGCTTTGAGTTTCTTCTTTGCGGTGTCTGATAAGCGACGAGGATTATAGGAAGCGAAATTGATTTGGCTTCTTTGTATGGTGATTGATTGTGCTTGCTTAACTTTCATGGTCTCTATAGGTTTCGTATTCAAATACTATGCGCTCGGCTTGTGGGAACTCTTTTATTACCTTCTGATAGTCGGCAGGGTGAAAGGTTTTACAATAGAGCAGGAAAGGCAAATTACCTACATTGGTACCTTGACTTTGCCCCTCTCCGTACTTTATAGGAGGTATTAGCTTTTTGAGTTTGATGTATTTTTCTACATCACTATTCTTGTACTTAGACAAGGGATATAGGTTGCGGGTACTATCGGCAAACATTTCATCTCTGTAGGTGCGTAACATAAGGCGACGATTGAGACTGTCTGATTGCTTGAATCCAAATATTGCCCACTGTATGCCTGTATTTTTTTTAACCATCTCTGTAATGTTAGAGAGCTGATATACTCGCTGAGTAGGGTCTTTATGGCAACCGAGTACGCCGTCTCTGCGATATTGAGAAAGGGCGTAATGTGGTACTTGCAGAAAGGTGATGTTTGGGTATTTGTGCTTTGCGTATATGATGTATTTGTTAATATGCTCAAGGTCTTTGACCATGTACATATATACACAAGTGATTTTTGAGAAATAAGGGTAACACAAGTCCAACAAGGCGATAGAGTCCTTTCCTGTGGCAGAGTGGAACAATATCACCTCGTTGGTTTGTGCAGAGAGTTCTTTTATGGACTGTAAGGCGTAGTACATAGTTAATAATAATTATACCCTTGAACGCCCTGAACGCCCTAATGATCTTGCGTTTGATCTTCTGTGTGCACGCTGTGCTTCTCTTGCAGTCCAACCTGATGGACGATTTGCAATAGCTTTGTTCTCAGCTTTAACAGCTCTTGACACGGCGAATCTCTGTGTGATATTACCTCTTGGCATAATATATTGATTTATGAGTTACTAAATAAAAAAGCACTGCAAACCTATTTAAAGATTTGCAGTGCTATGATGTAAAATGAAAATGGTCTATATATTCTCTCTGAAAATAACTTTGCCGAGAGCTATGGCTAAATAGGTATCATCTGGGGCAAAACCTTCTTTTTCAGCTTCTTTAAGAATATATTGAGTTTTGGGGCTGTCAGGGTTTTCAATCTTTTCTTCTTTGTCAATGTTGTATTTCATCTCAACAAGGGCACGTTTGGCAAGAGGAGGTTTGTCCATGCCGTTTTGGAATAGTATGTGAGTAATAGGTTTATCGCTTACATACTCACCCTTACTATTAAAATTAGCAACCTTTTTAAGCCAAAAATCAGAAAGTTCTCTAAACTCTACTGTCTTTTCACCACTTAGAATACGTTCAAGCGGTTCACGAATAATATTAACATACATAATATTTTCGTCTTTAAGCCCCAATTCGTCAATGACCTTTTTCATTTCAGGGGAGTATTGTATTTTTTTTGCCATATTGATTTATATTATTGATTAATAGTCTATTGATAATACAGCCCCTCGCAAATCTCTACTGCAAAGGTACGACATGGCTTGCAATGGGCTGCTATGTTCGTTTGTATAAAGTTCGTATTTTTTTTGAATATTTTTTATTCTTTTGTTGTTGTCACAAAGGTACGAAAAATATTTTAAACCCCTCAAAAGCGAGGGGCTTTTTTTACGCTACAAGGTTGAATTTTTTAAAGCTGCGATATTCTTGTTTCTCTGTATCATAATACACCTGTATTGTATCATTTGCTTTGCGGTTAGTGGTGTGCTCTGTAGGAGGTACTATAGTAGGGCAAATCGTACCCCAAGCCTCTCTGATAGTGCCGTCTACTTTTAAAAAGTAAAAGCGCACGATTTGGCTTTTCATTTTAGCTTTGAGCTTGATGTTTGCCCATGCCTTTTTTAAGCATTCTGAAAAGGTATATCCTGTTTGCTTGAAGAATTGCCAAGCAAGGCAAAAGACTGTTTTTTTATCTGTATTTTTCATTTTGGTAGGTGTTATATGTTTATATTGAATAATTAGTTTTAGATACACACTTATATTGTGATTTTAGCTTTTCAAGAGCTTTTTCAGTGGCATAATACAGCCCCTCTGTTTGCTCTGATTTGGTAATACCACGCCCTTTGAGTGGCAAAGTAGTACGTACAGCATAACAATTATATGAGTATTCATAGATAATTTGCGCCTCTATTTGTTTTGCCTTATTAATATAGGTTTCTATTGCTCGTTGGTGGTTACCTTGTGCTATTCTATAGCTGGTAGTTGTTTGTTCTAATACGCATGTAATAGTACTCATGTCAAAAACTGAGGTTTGATAGTTTTTAAAATCAATATCATATATAGTACTGATATAGTATCTCTCATTAATGAGATTAGCAAGGTTTAATACTGGTTGAATGATTGGTGTCATAGGTTGATTGATTTAGGTGTTACTGATTGAAAAATTGAGCCTTTTTGTGCCTTGCTCGGGGCTGTTTGGTTTATTTAGATACCCAGTCTATATTTAGATAAGCTGTTTTTTCATCTGTTAAGGGGTTTCTGATAAGCTCTACTTTTATGAAATAAGTTTTTTTATAGCTACAATCTTCGTTGTCAAAAAAGAATTCATGGTATATATCATCTGTAATGGTTTCTTCATGTTTAAACACTAATTCTAAACTAATACATTTTCTTTCTATAAGTTGATTTTCTTTTATTATATCATTACACCAATCAATACCTTGCTGTAATGCAAAAACTGAATTATCACTTATATAAGACCCTCTGTTAGGGTCTTTGAACTTATAATCACTAAATTTTTCAAAGATGTATTTTTTAATTAAATCTGTGTTAATAAAGCCGTTTTTATCTTTTAACTGGTCTTTTATTGCTGAAAGGCTTAACGTTTTCATATTCGTGTTATTTAAAATGTTAGATTATTTTTGATAGTTTCTATTGCTTGTTTAAACTCTTTTTCATTAGAAATCTCATACCTTGCATAAATAGTTTGAATATCTTTTAAATGGCAATTCTTATTAACATTGAAGTAATCAACTTTACCTTGTTCATCGTACATTATGAAAACATAGTTACAATAACCTTGTAACCCTTCTGAAAGTACTTCTACATAGGCACTATATTCTGTAAAGTAATTTTCATCTATTCTTTTGTAAATGTTACCTGCTTTGAGGTCTTTTAATTCTAATGCTTTCATATTCGTTTTATTTTTGATTAATATTCTTGTTTCATTTCGACAGTGCAAAGGTATAGACTTTTTACTATACATATAGTTAATAAAATCATAAATCTTTCTTTGTGTAAAGTTAAATGTATATACATATATATTTACATTAAAAAAATACGTATCTTTGCAAAAAATAAAATAGGAATATGGCACGAGAAAGAATAAAAGGAAAAGCCTTAAATATTAGGGTGTCTGAAGAGTTTATCGCTTTATTAAAATCACTCTCCGAAAAGAAAGGAATGTCGCAAGCTAACCTAATAGAGTACCTTGTACGTAAGGAAGCGGATGTCTTGCAACAAAAGGAGCAGTACGAGCAGGATAAAGAAAACACCACTCCTAAATTATAGAGTGGTGTTGTTGAAAGAAATTAATAAACTAATATGAAAATGGTATAGAATTACAGTATTTTATCCTCTACTTCTTTGCATAACTGTCGGTATTCTGTATTCTCGCACATGCTAATATGCTCTTTGCGATAATAGGCAGCGCTTGTGATAGGAATATCTAAGAAAGCAGCTACTTCTTTTTGAGTAGAAAAAGAATGTTTGTAAGCAAGTCCGCAAAATAATTTCAGGTATACATTTCTCCCTTTCAGAGGTTCTTGGGTGATGTCTTCGATGGCTATTTTAATTTTTTCAAGCATGGTATTTAGTTGTTAGTTGTTAGTTTTTCTTCAACGATCCTTTTAAACTCCTCAAAGGAATAGCATACAGCGTAAGTATGTCCGAGGGTTTCGGCAATTTTTTGAAAGTCTTTTTGATTGTCTGTTTGTTTATTGCCCTTAACTTTCATCTCGATATAAAGGCTTTTACCTTGGGGGAGGAGTACTACCAAGTCGGCAACTCCTGCGAGTACTCCCTCAGCTTTGAGGCGTTGTGCTTCGCGTACATTTCGACTGCCACCATTAGGGACAGCGTATATCACGAGGTTAGGATACTGGATCCTAAACCATTTCACACAGGAGGTTTGTAGGGTGCTTTCTTGGTGTTTCATAGGGGTACATTACTTTTTATTGTCACTTTAAATTTTTTGCCCTTGTACTCTTTTTTGAATTTTCTTACAATTCTTCTTAAAAAAACTAACCCAAAGGCTTCTTCTACTTGAACCACTATCTTACGAGTTACCATAGATAGGTTTTTAGGAGCAAATTCAAAATCCTTAAGGTGTTGTATTTTTTTTAAGGCTTCATCTTTGGTTATCATTCCTAAGTCATAATTCATAATATGACCTATTACATACATAGCAAGTTGTCCATAACATCTGAATAATGGAACTGAGTTGTTATACTCTACATCAGCGCAAAAAGCATATACATCTTGAGGATCAATAGCTAATGTTTTGATAACCTCTTCGTAGGATTTCATCTCCTCTGTTAGGTTAATACACTTATCTGCTTGCTCGTTCTTATCACAGATAAAATCTTGAGGAGTGGTCTTTCCTCCGAATATATCATTTATCATATTGGATACATTCTCCGCTGTGCGATAGTCATTCTTTGACTTCATCAAGGATTGATGTAGGCATCGCTGACTATATAAGTGAGCGTACTTAATAAGGAGAAATGCTTTCATTATACGAAGACTCCTTTTTAGCTGTCTGCTGTTCTTGTTCTTTATTTTAGGGGTTATTGCATTTGTTGTCATTAGGCGGCTTTGTAGTTAGTAATTACTCTTAAAAGTTGTTTGTTTAAAATCTTTCAATACTGATTTTAGAGTTTCGTTGTCAAAAACAAACCATTCTCTTTTATACAGATATTTTTTGTATTTCTCATGTAGTTCAGTTTCTAAATCTCCCACCATTTCACACACTAATTTTATATCAGGGTTATATAATCCTAATTCCTCTAATCGTCTATTAACATCTCGTGATTTTCCTATCTTATATTTATCTCCTGATTGAAATAAGTACGTTTTCATAACCTCTTTTTTAGGAAGCATTACAGGGACATCAAGGCGTAAGAGGTTATCTGTGTTTAATTCGTCAAAATTTACACTAAACATTAATTCTGTAAAGAATATGGGATGTAGCTCCAACGCTAAAAGTGTCCAAATATATGAGTTACAAAAAACCTCCTTATTATCACCTCTCCCATACGTCTCCCACATTCCTATAGATTTCAAAATCTTAATAAGTCCTTTATCCTCAACCTCTTTCAGAAAATCGTCAATATGTAACTTAACAATCCCTATTCTGTTTAATGTTAGGTATATTGTCTCTTTGAACCCTTTATTATTGACTATTTCGTGTATGTTTTTTTCTTCTCCTCCATATTGCATACGTACTTTTTCGTACGCTTTTATAAGATCAGTAACAGATAGACTTTGTCCGTTTTTGGTGTTTTGTTTGATGATTATGCCGAATAAATTACGGTCGGCACTCTTCATTACTATATTTGTTTTCATAGATTTACTATATCCTTATTTTGTTAAATCCTTACAAAGCGCAAAGGTACAAAAATATTTAAACTATTCCTACAATTTTTTTATATAATTATTTGAAAATGAGTAACATTTACATACGTTTTTGCGTATGTAAAAACGACAATAAAACCAACAATAAATATAACTCATTTTGTTAAATTGTGATTTTAAACCAAGTAAATAAAGGGTTACGAGGATACAGAAAAAAGCTCCTTGTAACCCTAAATCATTACTTTTTTACTCGTAAAATACTATTAATTTAGCATCTTTTGCCATAGCATGTTCTATCCTTGCTCCTTGACTTTCCTCCCATCCTTGTAGCATGTATATACCCTCACATTGTAATAGATTAGCAATATCCTTTGCAATATGTGCTTCCCAAGGGTCTGTTTCAGATAGTCCGTTACAAAGAGGATTGGTAACCTCGTGTCCTAATGATTGGAGTTTGTCGGCTACATCACTAAATCGCTTGCGTGTGTGAGTTAGGTCTGTGCCTGTTATCTTTCCTGAGATATATACTTTCATATTCTTAACTTTTTGACGATGGTTTGTACTTGTTCCTTGAGTTGGGTACGTGTGCATGTGTTATCAATCACAAAGTGAAAATCACTATCAGGCACATCGTCAAGGTCTATTTCGGATGGGTGAGTATCCATATTGCCCATTCTGCATTTCACACGGATAAAGACTGGGTCAAGCAGCTTCATCTGCTCATATTCTACCTTGAAGCGCATGTCTGTGATAATCACCCTTGGAAATTCGTAATTCTCATATGCCAATCGCCTTAGCATTAGCTTAGCGAATATATCCTCCCCAAGTAGTTCCTTGTAGAAATCGGCTGTCTTTCGGTACAGCTCTCTTATGGTTAGGTTGCTCGATATACCATTGACATCTACTAATCGGCTTTCTTTGAAAAGGTCTAACCTGTATGAGTTTGTTCCTACTACTTGAGACACTATCTCTTTGACTGGCTCGGCAAAGGCTCTTAGTTCGTATTTACGTTGGGTGTAGTCATTGAATAGATTAGCCACGGTGTCCTTGCCTACTCTTTTCTTTCCTGATAGGACAATGAGTTTTTTATTCATAGTTGTTCGTTTTTATAGGTTCGTATGAGTGCTTTTACGAGGGCTTCACGAGCTTCTTCATAGGTGTCTCGACTAAGTAAAATTATTATTTCATCATCTTCATTAGAAACATCCGCTTGAAAAGAAAAAACATCTTCTATTAAATCTTTTGTCCTTTCAATATTATGAAACAATCCTTTCTGTCTGAACCACTCAAATACTTGTTCCCAAGTGGGGATTGATACACAATAACGAAAAAGTTTATCATTCCAATTTGTAACAGCGAATTCTTCATCATGCCATGGTGATATTTTAAGTAATTTTTCATCATAATAGAAAGAACAAGGAGTATCAAACCCTATTTCTTTGAGCTCTTGGGCTATATCCAAAGGGACAAGCCAAGTGGGGTAGTTGTTATTTTTCATATATTTATCCTTTAAACAAGTACATTGACCAACTTATAGCAACCTCTTCATTGCGATTGTCTAATTCTTTTAGTAAGCTATTTATTTCTTTATCCTCACTAAGTTCAGGAGGAATCTGTAAATAGAGTTTTTTAATTATCTCATTATGAAATTTTGTGTGTTTTTCAACCTCTGAAAGGTGTGTTAGTGACTCTTTTAAATACTTTAATAGTTCTTGTTTATTCATCTTTTATAAATTTACCATTAATCATTTTTCCAGTTCTTTCTTTGATTTCGTTGTAGGCTATGTTTAGGCAGGCTTCTAAGGTTGTGCCTTCTGATAAGGCTATACATTGGAGGCCGTTAAGTATATGCTCTATCAGATAGGAGTATAAATATAACTCATCTTGTTCATATTCTGCATCAAATAGTTCTGACAATATATTATTAGCAGATATAGCGAATGTAGTTTGTGTGATATTATTAGGAGCTTCCATCGGATATACTTTTTCATAGTGAAAAATGAAATCCATATTTTTAAAATAGCAATAGTTAATAAGGCAAATCATAGTATCACCTATTGCATCTTGTATAGAGGGTTTGTCATTGTCATAACACGCTTTGATAAGCTCACCAACTTCTTCGTGTGTCTTAAGCAGCTGGTCAAATGGGGTGCTTTTCTTAAATATCCCCCTTTCTTTTGCCCACTCTTGGATAAGTGGCACGAGTTCTTGGATTGTTTTATTCATTGTTCTAAAAATTTTAATCGTTTTGCTATTAATTCTACTATATCCACGGTTACGGCGTTACCTATGAGCTTATAGCGTTGTGTCTTTGCTATGGGCTTGATAGCTCCGTTATAATTGCCATATTGTGTCCAGTTATCTGGAAAACCTTGCAAACGTTCACATTCTATCTCTGTTAAGTATCTTATCTTATTATCTTTAGTTTTTATAAAGCTACCTGTAGAAGTGCTGTTTTTATAACCTCTTAATATTGTTCGTGAATAGTCGTATATATTCCTTGTCTTTTTAGAACTATCTTTTGTAATTTCTCCGATAGGGAATACTCTGGGGGTACTTCGTCCTGCAAGATGTCCAATAAGATATATCCGCTCTCTATTTTGGGGTAATACCCACTCTGTATTAAGCAATTGAAATTCAAGTCTATAACCCCCAATGTTGGCAAATTCTTTGAGAATTGCCCAAAAGTCTGCGCCAGCATTTGAGGAGAATGCTCCCTTAACATTCTCCCAGATAAAAATACTTGGTCTGATGTCAGTAATGAGGGCAATTGCGTGCTGGATAAGGCTACTTTTGGCTCCTTTAAGCCCCTCTCTTTTTCCAGCAAGGCTGAAATCTTGGCAAGGCGAACCGAAAGTGATAATGTCAATGTCTGTAAAGTCTCCTCCGTGAAGAGTGGTAATGTCTCCGATGTATTTTGCATGTGGAAAATTGTATTTATAGTTAGCTATAGCATGTTTGTCTATTTCTGAAAAATAGTGCTCTGTGAATTGGTAACCTGCCCGCTGAAAGCCCAGAGAAAAGCCCCCAATTCCGCTAAAAAGGTCAATAATTTTCATAGTTCTATTAAGGCGTATTTGAGTTAATACTATCCAAGTGTAGGTACACGATTTCTGATATATCATCGGCATAAGACTTGAACGCTTCAAGGAGTTGAGTGTCGGATTTATTCACTCTATAAAACTCATCTACAATATCTCTTGTGTGCTTCTTCACATTCTTGAAGTTGCTTTTGAACTTATACTTTAGATTGCTCTCGTCAATCATGTGTAACAGCTCGTTAGTAGCATCCGAGAATGCTAATGCAAGGATTAGGTAATGAGCCATCTTTTCCCGCTTAAGAATTGGTTTTACCTGATTTTCACGATAATCAGCTACAGCTATTTCCATGAGGTATTGTGCTTCCTTCTCTGTAATTTGTAAGCCCCTCGCTCTTAGTTCTGTTAAAAATTTTGTACTTTTCATCTTTAAAATGGACTGTTGTTTTTAGGGTCAATTTTTGGTAAATTATTTTCTTGTTGAATACTCATACTTACGCTCCCTCCTCGTTCAAAAAAGCGCATGTATTGTAGCTGACAGCCTATTATTATCCCCCCTGTTGTGCCGTTACGAAACTTTGAGATGATAACCTCTACCTCGTTATCGGTTGGCGTGCCATCCTCCCATTGGGGGATCTGATAATATTCAGGGCGATAGAGGAATAGTACATTGTCAGCATCTTGCTCTATAGCTCCCGATTCTCGAAGGTCTGAAAGCATGGGTCGTTTGTCACCTCGTGTCTCTACTCCGCGGGATAGCTGAGATAAGGCAATGATGGGTATATCTAATTCCTTAGCCAATCCTTTGAGAGTACGGGATATTTCGCTTATCTCTTGGTCTCGTGTGCGTCCCTTTTGATTATTGCTAATGAGTTGTAGGTAATCAATGTAAATTACCTTTATCCCCTTCTCTCTGACCCACTTTTTCGCTTTGATTTTAAGCGATAACAGAGTGAGAAAAGGTTCATCGTCAATATACAGCGGCAACTTTCCGAATGAAGGACGGAGACTTACAGCTACATCCATCTCACTCTGTGAGAGTGTACCAATAGCTAACTTATTGCTATCTATCCCCGCATAGTTTGCGAAGAGCCTCGCTGTAAGTTGTCGTGCGCTCATTTCGAGGGAAAATATCCCTACGGGGTATCCTAATCGCGCTTGATGAAGTGCATCATTCAGAGCGTATGCTGTCTTTCCCATGGCAGGTCTTCCTGCTATGATTACAAGGTCGCTCGGTTGGTAGCCGTTGAGCTTGAGGTTAATATCTCTCACTGCGGTAGGTATTCCCGCCCTTTCTGCTTTGGTCTTGAGTATTTCGGTAAGATAATCACCTATTTCTTTGGGCTGCTTAATGGAAAGCCAATCGGAAATCTTGTCAAGCTCTTTGTAAGAGCCATCAAGCAACTCGAATATATCCGTATCCTCCTCGTATGATTGCTCTGCAAGGTTATAACCTACCTCGATACTCTTTCTCTTAACGTACATCTGCATAAGAAGTACGGCATGGTTCTGTATATGCGCAGAAGAAGATACTCGCTCTGTTAATCCCACGAGATACGAACTTCCTCCCGCTTCTTTGAGCTTGCCTATTCTCTGAAGCTCTTTTTTTACGGTCATCATGTCCACCCCTTGTGAGGACTTGTATAGGTAGAGAATAGCATCATAAACAAGGGCGTTTTTCTGGTTATAAAAAACATTCGTGTCTTTCACCACCTCAACTACCTCAGAAACTCCTCGTTGCTCTATGAGCATGCCACCAAGTACGATAGCCTCCAATTCAGGGTCATTTGGTATTTTTCTGTTTTGCATTTTTAAGCCTATTTTTTTAATAAACTACTTCATTGCCATGTTCGTCAAAGCGTATACGTTTTGGTGCTGAAATTTGCGCCTGCGGTTGCGTTATGGAGGGTGATTGATCTTTTCTTCGCATCTCCCATGTACGCACTGCTGCCTTCCAATCTTTCATCGGCTCTTTTCCAATCTTCCAACCTTTGGAACTGTAAAAGTCGCAAAATTGTTGCCCTAAAATGCCATTCTTGCGCTCATCGCAATAAGCCT